AGCCAGGGTGATCCGCTCCGTGTCCTTGATCGTCGCTTGCAGCGCCTTGCCCATATCGCTCAATTTAAGCCTGTTAAAGCGGCTGTAGAGATCGTCAAGGATTTCTTCAAGCTGCGCGATCAAACGCTTCTCCTGAGCCCCCCAGCCCGAAGGAACGCGCAATGGCTCGTGCTGCTGGATCGTAGGATAATTACTGCTCATGATCGGGCCTCCTTAATCCGGGTCCAGCTCGCTCTTGATCAGCACGCCGCCCACCAGCCGCCAGCAGGCAGCGCCCGCGTCCGTCTCGATGATCAGGCGGAAACGCCGCCCGGAGCCGCCAAAGTGAAGCCGTTTCTGCTTGTGGTTCTTGGGCACGGCCAGGTCCGTCGCTGTCAGCGGCTGCACCACGAACGTCTTGGTCTTGATCTTCTTCTCTGTCTGGATGGAAATCTTCAGCGGCACCGCTGTGTTCTTCACCTCACACAGGAAGTACACCTCAAACCCGCCCTTCACGATGGTCCGATTGCTCAGATCATTCCAGGGCGATACCCAGCGGGTGGCCGCGCTCGTGCAGCTTCCGGTCTCCCAGCTATCCTCTTTCCATTCCCACAGCCTGCCCGGCGTTGTGGAACTGGTGAAGTACAGCTTGTCTTCTGTGCCCAGCCACCGCTCAACAGACAGGTCATCCCGCAGCAGCCAGCTCCCGTCCATGGGATTGTAGATCACCACGGCGTTATTCACCGTGCTGTTGCCGGTCGGGATGGCCACATAGTATTTGTGCCGCCAGAGCACAGCCGCGCATTTATCCAACTGATTCTTGTTCATGCTGTTCCAGACAGCGCGGCAGTATTCCTGCTGGAACGGCGATACCGACATGCCGTCATAGGTCTGCGGGCCCAAGGCGGACATCATGAGGATCTGCTCATTGTCCACGGCAATCGTGCCCTCATAGGGTGCGCCGCCGCCGTACTGCTCTTTGAACGTGTACTCGCCAGGATCGGTGCCCATGATCCGCCAGACGCGGGTCCGCTTGAATGCAATCAACTGACTGCCGAATGCCCGCAGCGCTGTGAAGCTGTCCCCGTCCCAGCTCGGCTGGCTGATGTCGCCTGCGCCGTCTTCCGGCTCGCCCTGTTCCTGCCAGGGATCGTCCGGGTCCGGGTCCTCGCTCCGCGCTTTCCAGTCAGTCGGGTCAAACGGTGCGGAATACACCAGCATGTCAGGATTGTCCGTAATGGCGCCGCCCCAGATGCGTTCAGCATAGCGCTCGATCACGCCGAATTTCTCGGGCGTCTCCACGATGGAAACCGTCATGATGTCGCCGCGCAGCATGATCATGCCGTCGGTCGCGTTGGACAGGAGCAGCACGTCAATGCTGCTGTACGATACTTCGTCCCAGTGCTCCGCGTTCCAGGCTTCGCCGCCGGTCGCAATGGCCGTCTTGCAGCGCCAGGTCTTGCTGTTGTTCAGGCAGAAATCCCCAACAGCATAGGCCGCCGTCGCATCATAGTCCGCCATGGGCGGGTTGTACTCGTATGTCACCCAGCTCCAGACGTCCGTGCTGTAGCTCGTCACGCCGGTGGGCATGGCAAGCTGCGTCCAGGCGCTGTCGGTCGGGTGCATGTAGTACAACTTTCCCCCGCTGGCCGCCACCAGAATCTCCTTGCTGTCCTGTCCGGTATACCAGCGCCGGTACAATCTGGCCAGCGTGCCGATGGTCGTGCTTGCAAAGTACGGCTCCAGCATGGTGCAGGCAGCCGCCGGTTGCAGCACGCCGCCCTTGGTTTCCACGTTCTTTTCTTCCAGCGCGTATATGGGCGCGGTATTGATCCCGTCCCCGTACTGCATCAGGCCAGTGAACTGAGGGATCACGCTGGTGGCCTCATAAGAACCAATGCTGTTGTATTTGGCCATACGCCATCACCTCACCAGGGAATATTGTGGAACTTGGTCACGGCGCCGTTCGCGCCGCCCTCCGCCAGGATCTTGCCCAGGATTTCCTCAAAGGCGCTCCTGAAAGCATACCCGCGGTTCTGCTTCTGAGGATTCCCGTTCCGGTACACCAGCCAGGTCGCCCAGTCAGCCAGCGCACGGTGCGTCCATTCGGGCACCTTCGGAATGTCGATGTCAGACAGGAGCGGCGGCCAGTCCGTACTGCCAGCCGCGATATGCTGATCAGCCCAGGCATACACCAGCCTGTCATAGCCTTCGTTGATGTAGTCCAGCAGATACGGCTGGAAATCCCCCAGATCGTCCACGTCATTGTTCGTCTGGAACATCACTTCGTTTTTGATTTCCGCCAGCGTCATAGGATCAACCCCTTACAGGTTAGGATACTTATTCCGGAGCTGCACGAATACGGGCACCGTCACGTCCAGGTGTTCGCCGCGCTTCACCAGCGTGGTCTCGCCGTTGATGGTCACATGCTCGTAGGGATCGTATTTCACGCCGGAGCTCGCTTCCTCGGGCAGGGAAATGAAGATGCGCACGCGGGGCACTTCGTTATTCTGTTCAATGACAGGCGCTTCGACGGTCACAGCATTGTTGAACTTGGTAGCCATGGTATAGTCTCCTTTCAAGACAAAAAGGCCCCCAGCGCAGTGCCGGGGGCCATGGTTAGTTTTACGCAGTCGCGCCGGATTCGATACGGACGATGAAGTCGTCCTGGAGGATCACGGAGCAGAAGCCCTTCACCTTCCAGGCGATGGTCCCGCGCTGGTTCAGGGGGTCCAGGGCGCCAGAGGAACCGACGGGCTTGATGATGATTTCCACGTTCTTGCCGGTGCCGCCCAGCTCGATGTCGCCGAAGGCATCCTGGCCGTAGACCAGCGTGGAGTACACGGGCACACTGTTGCCGCCGCCGGTGGGCACGATGGTCAGGCTCTTGGCCGTGGTCCAGTTGTTGGTCACGGTGGTGCCGGGCACCCAGCGGAAATAAATCTTCCCGGCCGCAGCATCCACCCGCTCGATGCACATCAGGGTGTTCACGGCGCTGCCGGAAGTGTACTGCACGTACACCAGCAGGCCGGTCATGGCCCGGGCGTCATCCTCGGTAATGCTGGCCGCAGTGGTCAGGCACTTGTTCGTGGCGTCAAAGTCCGCGCTGGCCACGATGGAGGACGTAGACCCGTAGATGTAGGTCTGGGTCTCGAACTTCTTGGCATTGGTGCTTTCAAAGAACTTCACCTTGTAGATGGTGCCCAGCTCGTACTTCTCCACGGGCTGCTTGTCCTGGTACTTGGCCACGTCCACCCACATGGTGTCGCTGGTCAGGTCGTACACCACGTCGGGATGCACGATGGCATGATAGTAGCCGTCAGAGAAGGGACGCACGTTGTTCCTGCGCAGGGTACGCACGGCCTTCTTGATGTCGCCGTAGGTCACCTTGTCGGTGGCCGCGATGGTGCCGCGGGCGCTGTTCGCACCGGTGAACTGCACGTTCATGCCAGCGTTCAGGGCGTCACGGCTGATGGTGTCCAGGGACAGGGCAGCCTGATCGGCCAGCAGCTTGGCGGTTTCCTGGTGCATGTTATCCAGCATGTACCAGTCGATTTCATCGGTCAGCTCCACATGGCCGCCGTAGGGCTTCACCATGGCGGTGAGCTCGGTCTGCACCAGGGTCTGGCCGGTGGGGGTCACGCCTTCAACCAGGGGCGCGGTGATCGCACCGAAGGGGGTAAAGCGCCGGAACTGCACGCGCTTGCCGTTATGCAGGGGCAGCGTGCGCTTCTGGGCGTCGTGGGAGTGGACCATTTCAGGCTTCATATTATCCAACAGGGTCCGCTCGTAATACTGCACTACAGACGGGGCTACGCCCGCGCTATAGGTATAGTTGAGGTTATCCAAAGCAGCCATAGCTATTCTCCTTTACTATTTTCGCATGTCGTACTTCCTCCCGCCGGACAGATTGGCCTGAAGCCGCTTGAACTGCTCTTCAGACATGTTCATGATGTCGTAGGTCTTCACGCCCACGCCGTTGGGGGAACGCACAGGGGAAGGCGGCTGTCTGCGATTCCCGCCCATGGCCTCCGCCACGTCGTAGAAATCCCACTCGCCGCTCAGTACTTTCTGTTGGATCGTCTGATCGCTGTTGAACGCCTGCATCACGTCAATGCCGCGGTTGGCCTTGATCTTGTCGGCCTGGCGGGAAAGCACATCAGCACGGGCACGCGCAACGGGATCATCGGTCGCCCCGGACTTCTTCTGTTCCGTAGGCGCCGGTTCGGCAGCAAGCATACCCTGCTTCATGCGCACATATTCCTTGGCCCGCTCAATGCTCTTAAACTCGCCCTCGCGTACAAGCTCCTGGGCCTGGCGTTCAAGCATGCTCTCAAACACAGGCGCCAGCTTCGCATCGTACTCGGCACGCAGCCGGTCTTCCTGTTCGCGCAGCGCCTTCGTCACCGCCTTGTCGATCCGGCCTTTGATCCAGCCGGGTTCCTTGGCAGGCGGCGCGTCCTGCTGCTGCGTCTGTTCAACCGGCGCTTCATCATTCAGCGTGGAAAGCGAATCACCGGTTTCGGGCTGTTCAGGGGCCAACTCTGCGTCGTCCAGGGCGTTCCCCATCTGCATCGTATCGACCGTTTCGTCCATGGTTTTGCTCCTTTCATCTGCCGTGAAAACGCGGTCAGGTGTCTATAAGAAAACCCCGGCGCATCACACGTCGGGGATCTCTCCCAGGTTCATCCTGCCCTGATCCACCAGGGTATCAACTTGTCCGGGCATGCCGTCAGGCATCATCCCGCCACCGGAGGTAATCTGGCTCAGCGTGCCCATCATGTCATTGGCCGTGGAGCGCAGGTTCTCATTCTCCTGCTGGAGCTGCTGCATCTGCTGGCCCATCTGTTCCACCTGCTGCTGAAGCTGCATGATGATGTTCTGCTTTTCTTCATTCGCTTCGATCACAGGCAGCAGCCGGTCCTTGCCTTCCACGTTCAGAATCCTGAACAGAGCAGACAAGGGGAAGTATTGCTGCGCCTGGGCCGCCATGGTGTACGCCTGCATGAACATCTCGTTCTGCGCCTGCACCTGCAAGGGGTTCCGCTTCTGGATCTCCACCTGAACCGTATAAGGCGGCACGGGCAGCTCCTTGCCAAGCCTGCCAAAGAACATCCCTGCATTGATCTGCACCTGCCGGGCGCGTCCGTCCCGGCCAGTCAGCAGCACCATCCGGTCATCCTCGTAGAACTCTGCCATCAGCCAGAGCACCTGCTCCACGATCTTTTTAAACCCGTCATTCAGCGTGTCGGTCCGCATGCCGGTGATCTTGCCGCCAGCCTCCTGCAAGTACCCAATGGCCCTGCCGCTGACCACACCGCCCGTCGTCTCGCCGCGGCTGAACTGGTTCATGCCGCTGTCCTGCTTCATGTCAGACTGGAACTGGATCAACTGATTGCTGATCATCCCATTGAAGGGCGTATGCTGCATCCAATTCCAGTCCTCGCCCTGAATAACACGGTCGCCCTCAATGATGTCGTTGCTCCAGTCAGCAACCTTGCGCGGGTCAATCCCGCTGCCCTTCCTGACCAGCATACGGCCCTTGGAGCTCATCCGCAGGTTGGTGTCAATATAATGCGCATACCGGTTGATGTACCGCATCATGGGCACCAGCTCTTTGACAAGCCCTTCGCCCACCGGCGCACCCTCAATATCCGTATGCACATCCAGCACAAACGGGTACATCCCGTGCATGTATACGTCGGTCTGATGGTCAATCAGGGCGCCGCCCGCCGCATACGCCACGTTGATCGTGTACTTCCGGCTCTTGGCGTTGTACTTCCGGTACCAGTATTCAATCAGCATGGCCCGGCCTTCGTCGCCGCTGTTCAGGCTGCGCATGGCCTCGGGCAAGCCTACGTCATTGTAGGACCCGTCCTCCATATGGATGAACGGCGCTACATCCGGATAATGCTCCTCATACCAGCTCTTGGGGTGCCAGCTCACCTTCATGACCGCCCGGGCGTCCTGGATGTCGTCGGCCTGCGGGTCCCACAGGAACGCTTCCACCGGCCAGCGCAGCACGCACACGTCGCCCTTGCCCCGGGCCATGTCCGGGTCCCAGGCAATCTGCGTCACAGCCGTGCCGGTCTCATAGAAATCCGTGGCCCTGCGCTTGTGGATCCGCTCATAGCCATTCAGTGTATACAGAATATAATGCACGGCGTCCTGCAAGTCAGCCGCCAGCACTTCCTTTTCAGGCGTTTCGGGCAGCAGCCGCGGCTCCGGCATGTTCTGCATCTGGTCTGCTACGCAGTTATTTACTGTGCTTTTCAGGGTCTGGAGCTGCAAAATCTTTTTGTCATTCCCTGTGCCAGGCGGGTCCTGCTGCGGATCATTCAACCGCATGATGTCCCGCGCTTCCTTCGCAGCGTCATGATACGGCCTGTCCTCTTCCTCAAAGATTTCCAGCCGCGTATAGATCTCCTTCAGAAGCTCCTTCTCTTCCTCATCCAGAACCTGATCAGAGATGGCGGCCTCCGTCAGTCTCTCCTCACTCATCAGCATCACTCCTATTGTACGGATCGTAAACGGGCAGCCGCCGCGGCTTCTTCTCTGTCGGCGTGATCGGGCGGGACATTAGGAAGTACCTTGTCTCGTCATAGCAGTTGTGGGAAACAATCCCGCCATTCACGATAAAAGAATGAGTGCCCTCAACTTCCATGTTGAAGACACTCGCTTTCCCGGCGTATTCGATTTTGGAAACCCTCATCTATTCCACCTTTTCTTTACTGCGCATTCTCTGGAACAGCATACCCGCCTGGCATACTTGTTCACGGAGAACGTCCTGCCGCATACAGGACAGGTGCGGTCCTCGTTGTCGATCCCGCTGTGCGCCCTGTGCATCGTTTTGCAGGCGTTGGAGCAGAACGTGTTGCTGTCAGGCGAATACACATTCTTGGACTTGAACGGCTTCCCACAGTTGGTGCAGACATAATCGCGTTCAGGAGCTTTCTTCCAGTATTCCTTTGCGTGCTCCCCGTGCCATTCTCTGCCAGCCTCGGACCCGTGCCATTTTTCCGCCAGGTCCCGTATATCCTCGATGTGCTGCCGGTTGTAGTCTTCTCGTTCAGAAGCATGCTTGGACATATGGATCGCAGATTCCAGCAGGGCAAGGTTCTCAATCTGGTTGTTTGACCGGTTCTCGTCAATGTGATGCACATGGTAGCCCTTGGGCGGTTCGCCGTTATGATACCGCCAGACCATCACATGCAGCCGCCGACCTTTGTGCTGAAAGTATTTCCCGCACAGGTAGAACCGCTCGCCGTTAAACTCCTGAATTGTCGGGCTGATCACGATAACTTTCATCGGGCACCTCCATCATTTCGTCCCCGACTTGCAGCTCGTCCAGCCGTTTCCATGTCCCGTCCTTCAGCATGAACCGATGATTCTTTGTCGCGGTCACTGTCCGCCCATCATCCATCGTGACGGTGTACACGTCTACGTTTTCCTGGGTCTGTCTGCAATCGGCGTATTTGTGCATCTTGCCATCATGGCTCAGCACATAACCGATTGTATCAGACAAATCCTCTATTGTCAACCACCCTTTGTCAGTTTTTACCAGGGTGTTTCCAATCAGGCAGTGGTCTTCAGAGTCCGTGTCGATATCCTCTGGCTTCTTCAGCGAATACGGAATGTTGGGCACCGTTCGGATGAAATCCCTGCATGTATTGAAGATATACATCATGGGTTTGCCGTCAGGCTGGAACCGCAGCCGCTCATGCACCTGCATTTTGCCAGCCAGCCGTGTGTTGTCCCCCTTGTGGAAGAACACACCCTTCCGTGCTCCCATGGGCTCCATCTGGTCAGCAACGCTGTCGCCCCGGCTCTTGTCAAAGATGGACGGGTCAGCAATCCTGTCAACATGCAGGTTATTCTCAATCTCCTCGGCTTCCCTTTCAATGATCCCCTCCGCAATCAGCGCAGGCGTCATCTCCAGGCCTGTGTTCGGCTGCTTGGGCTTGCACCCATACCATTCTTTGTACCGATAGACGCGGCCCGCCGGGTCAACCGCCCACCAGCCCACAGAAAACGGCCTGGTATAGCCATAGTCGAAGGACATGTACCGCGGCCAGTCCAGGGGCACCTTGAAGGGCTCAATCACATGCGTCCCGATCCTGTCAGCATAGTGCCGCGGATCATCCACAAACTCAGTGAACACCTGGCCCTCAAAGCTGTCCCAGTCGCCATTCAGCAGGGCACGCCGCAGGGCGTCCGGCTTGGTCTCCAACTGAAAGATATAATCCTCTGTAATGAATGGATTCTCCGTTGCCAGCGCCGGGATGTACTGCGTCCTGATGATCTTTGACTTATGCAACGCCTCAGAGTATATCTCCTGCTCCTGAATGCTCATGTAGGGCCCGGCGTCCACAAACAGCTTCTTCACCCAGCCATGCCCGATATTGCCCGGGTTGCTGGCACTCCTGACAATCGGCACCACATTCAGCGTCTTCTTCGCCCTCAGCCTCGTCTTCAGGAAGTCATACACGCCCTGCTCAAAGCTCGTCAGCTCGTCAAAGTACAGAAACTGGATCTCAATACCACTGTAGTTGTACTTGTCAGCCTCGTGCTCACAGTGCCGAAACAAGATCTTGCTCCCATTGATCAGCTTGAACTCGTGCCGCCCTTCATTGTACGTCGCAATCTTGCTTGGATAGCTCTGCTTCGCTTCCTTGATGTCCGTGTCGTTCAGCTCGTTATACGTCCGCCTGAACACCACCGCCGTCGTGTCCGGCCACTTCAGGCACCGGAACAGCGCATCCATGATCAGCGCCTTCGTCTTCCCGCCGCCAGCCGCGCCCCCATACAGGATCTCGTTCGCCTTGCTCCCATGGAACATCGCCTGCTTCGGCGTGGGCTCATACTGTATCTTGACGGCACCCATTACGCATCATCAGGCGTTCCAATCTCAGGCGCATTCTCAATCTGAATGACTACCCGCTTGTCTTCCTCACCGAAGACTTCACCCTTGAACTGGCTCAGTACGTCATTCGCCGCTTTGTTCGCCAGCCAGCCCTGCTTGTCGTTGATCTGCGCCCCGATCCGCTTGACTGCGTCGCCAATCAGTGGCGCCATGAACTCCCGCAGGAGCTGCCTGTGCGCATTGATCACTTTCGGATCACGCATGATCTTCCGTACTTTCGCACGGTTCTTCTTTAGCTTGTTCTCGTCAATCGTCAGACTGCCATCCTCTTTCAGACAGTCAAAACACATCCGCGCAATATAATCGACGTCCTTGCCGTCAGCTACCATCTCGGCAACCATCATCTCAATGCGCGATACACCCAGGGTGCTTCCGGTTGTGTACATTGCCATTGGTTTGAACCTCCTTTTGACGTCAGACTGTGAAAACGCAGCCTGGCGAAATTTTTTAGATGGGAGTGGTGGTGTGCTGGAGTGGTTATGTCTACGGCCTAAAGGGCGAGCGCCGCGCCGGAGTCCCGCCCAGATTCGGCCCCCCGGCTTCGGGCTTCGGGGGTACCCCGGGTGTTTTCCAGGGGCCGCCGCCCGATTTCCGCCGCGGGAAATTTCCAGCCAGCTCCACCGGCAGCACGCCACCACGAAGGCCGCCCTCCAGCAAACTATTCGTAAAAGAGCCGTTTAGCGAATAGTTTCAGCACCATACTTGGTACATATGGTAGTTCTGTTACCAGTATATACATGTCGCTGTGATCCTGCATAAATCCGGAATAGATATGCAGCTTTCGGGATAGATATGCAGGATCGAGGCGCTGCTTCCTGTGCTCCAGGTCCTTCGCTGCTCCAGGCGATCCGATTTACCTACCTGTTTGGTGGGTTTTCTATATTCCTACCTCGGGGGTGGGTTTTTCGCAAAAGCGCTTAACCATAGCCCTCAAAATCCGAAAACCCTTGTTCTGCCTTGATTTCCACGATTTCAAAAATTTTTTTTCCAAGGGACTTGACCTGACGGAATTGTCGTGATATACTGTCCTCAGGACACGACGAAAACGTCGGGAATTGAAAGGAGATTGAAACCATGACGTACATCAGCATGTGGAACTTCGACCGGACCGGATACCGGTTCCTGCGCAGCGAGCCCAACAGCCTGAACCCGCTGCCCGGCCTGAGCTTCGTGACCATCAGCTACTGGCAGAACATCGAGACCGGCGAAATCGTCGGAGTGATCGACTGAGAGGAGGAACAGAACCATGAAGAGCCGCCGCTACCACATCACCCTGGACCGGCACGAAGAGAACCTGTCCGGCCTGCGTTGTCAGAGCATTGAGGAGCTGCACACCCACGTCCCGCCCTTTGTGCCGACCGTTGCGAACGTCCGCGAAACCATCAGCCGCCTGTTTCCTGGATACACCATCGACGAACGCTGGATGACCGTTGCGGAGCAGATCAGAGACGGCTGCGAGCTCATCTGTTTCAGCATCGACGTGCTGCCTGATGGGCCCAAGGATGAGCTCATCACCTGGTCCGTCGGCTTTATGGAGGTGTGAATCATGAAGACCATCAGGAACCTTGTTGTGATCCTGGCCACGTTGGCCGTGATAGCCTGCTGTGCCCTGCATGCTGTCCAGTACGTCGACCGTGAGTTGTGGGCCTGGTATGACGCGGGCTATGATGACGGCGTGCTGCACGCCATCGAAGACAGCGTGATCTGGACCGTGGAGCTGTACGATCCGCAGAACCCCAACCAGAACGCCCGTCCAGACGGCACGGATCAGACAATCTACATCGAGCTTGACGGCGAGCTGTACGAACATGGAATGTATCAGGGATAAGAGAGGGAGGAAGTGCAATGGACATCATGCAAAGCATCTTCAACTGGATGGACGACGACTACGATTGGAGCAACGAACCGGAACCCAGCAAGCCACACGGGGAGCTCGTCGAAATCCGCTCCGGAGCATACGGAGACTGGTACAAGTACGAAGACGGCCACGAAGAGTATGAAAGTATTGGAGACTGAAGCCGAAACGGGCCGCTTGGCCCGTCCACCGGAACCGCCCCACCGGTGCTGATGATGGCAGGGCAGAAAGGAAGGATGAACTATGATAGACTATTGGACCCAATACCGGATCAACAAAAAAGGCGCCGAGTGTTTCCGGTCAGCAGACTATCAGGCGACCGTGGACAGGCTGCACGAGCTCCAAGCCAAGCGCCCAGGCGTCTACACCATGCAGGCCAGGGCTTGCAGGCTGGACTGTTACGGATGCGCTATCAGGGACTGGAAGGACCGCCCCCAGTGGGGCCCATGGGAGGATGCGCCGTATGTGGTTTGACCTATCAGACTATGCCCGCCCCATCACCTGGGCCGTGATTCTGCTGGCCGTCCTGCTGATAGTCGGCGGGATGATGATTTGACAGCCAAGCGCCCACTATGGTATACTGAACAGAATGAAGGAGGAACAGAAAATGGAACGCTACGAGATCATGAACAGCACCCCTGAACAACTCGCTGAAAAATATTCAGAGGAGGAGCTTCGCGACGAGTTGAGCTATTACGCGCCGGACAATTTCGACGACTACCTCGGAAACATCAGCTACACGGATTTCTCTGGTGAAACCGTTGACCAGGCGATGATCGACGGATGCGAGCAGGACCTTGTCGAGTGGTTCGACGAGAACGAGGAGGAGCGGCCCATCAGCGCGGAAAACCTGGCAATCGCATACCATCTGTGGGCTGCTGCCTGCTATGCGTACGGGAGGTGATATAGTGCTCGGAGAGAGAATCAAGGCAGCCAGGAAGGCGGCACACCTGACACAGCGCCAGCTTGGGGAAATGATCGGATTTACAGGCAAGACGGCGGAGCGGATTATACAATTCTGGGAGCACGACGAACGCGATCCATCAGTAGAGCAGCTCCGCCCGCTGGCCAAGGCCCTGAACCTGACCTTAGAGGAATTGATCCCCTGAACATAAAGAGACCCTGCATCATGACGGTGCAGGGCCCTTTTGTATGGGAGCAAATATGATGGTCAAGGTCTACTTGACCGGCTATATTATATCATACTGCCCAGGTGGTCACAAGGTGGTATTTGGTGGTATTAGGTGGTATTTTCAAAATATTTTTCTGCAGCCTTCAGGGCGTACCCGTGGACCCGGAAAACGGACTTGCTGTCGGCGTAGTCCATATCATCACTGACGGTCCGCCAGCTATGGCCGCAGATGTAGCGCAGAGTCAGCACCTCCCGAAAGCGCTCCTGCGGGATCTTGCTGATCAGGGCCCGCGCCTCGGCCACCAGGGCCAGGTAGCGCTCGGCTTCTGATTGCAGCTCAGTGTCCAGGTCCGCCAGTCTGATGCCGGCAGTTTCGACAGGCGACCGGACGCCCGGCGACCGGATGTGCGTTTCGCTTCCTGCACCGCCCAGACGGGTGCCCAGCTCCAGGGCGTGCTCCTGCTGGCGGCGGATCAATTTGAGCTCGCGCTCGGCCTGCCGGACAGACTCGAAGTATTGCTTGACTGTCATAAGCCCATGTCCCTCCGTAGCTTGGCCAGCACCCAGGAGCCGTCCAGGCCGGTCAGCAAGTTGAAATAGCCGCTCAAGAAGAATCGCTCCGCGTCCACTCTGTACCGGGTGGCCCCGCGTTCAGGATGTTTGAGCTCTGTCCGCATGCCCTGGCGCCAGTCGTCGGCGGCACGCTCGCAGATGGCCCTGACCAGCGCGTCCGCTCCGTCATCGTTGAAGTTCTCCAGCGTCAGGCGCTCGTAGCCGTCCATTTTGATTTTGGCTTGATCCTCGCTCATGGCCCATCCTCCTCGATCCTGTCGAACGGCTCCCGGAAATTGATCCGCAGGCGCAGCTTCTTCCAGACGTCCTCGATGATCTCGTGGTCTGTCAGATATTCGATGATCTTGTTGTCGGCGTTCACAAGGACTTTCCAGCAGCGCTCCCGTCCGAATCCATACAGCTCGTGGAGGGCCAGCGTCATGGCAGCATAGACGGTCTTGAATGTGGCCTCCTCGCCAGCCTTAAAGCCCTTGTCAATAGCCGTGCTGTATTCCTTCTCCAGGTCCTTGGGCGTGATCCCGTTCTGACAGAGCTTCTCAAGCATCCTCTCCTGAGACAGACCGTGATAGCTCGGCCTCTTGTGCTTCTGGTTGGCCCGCTCCTTTTTCGCCTGCGCCCGTCGCTGCGCTCGATTGCTCATTCTCCGCACCCCCTTTCATGCTGTCAGGGAATCCCAGGACCCATTCCGGGCAGCCCCTGATCTTGCCTTTGTGCTGTTTGTCCGCACAGTGCTCATACTCCATGCAGAACGGGCAGCAGGATTTCCCATGCCGCAGCGCCTCGATGCAATCATAGGCCAATTGATAGCTGTCCTTATGCTCTTTCAGATTGACCAGCAGCCTGTTCCAGTCGTCCTTGTGAATCTCCAGATAGTCTTCCTCGGGCTGATAGTCCGCCTGCCCCTGTTCCATGACCAGCAGCTCGCCAGCCACGCCCAGCCTGCGCATCCGGCGGACCGTCTTGGCGGCCTTCCAGGCATCCTTAAACCATTTCATTGATCATCCCTTCCCATCTTCGCCCCGCAATGCGGACAATAGTTGAAATTCGTATCCTCAGACGCTTTGCACATGTACATCGAATCAACTTCGACAGCCACTCCGCACACAGAACATTCTTGCCATGCTCCGCTGTCCTTCATAATCCATTTCCCACGTCGCATCGGGACGGCTTCAACGCTTGGCAATTCCCTGATCTTTTCAACCGCTGAGATACGGTTATAATCCAGAGGATGCGGTTCTCCAAGCACTTCTATTGCCGCTGCCCGGTCAATCAGATCGCTCATGCTTCTTCCTCCACTCTTTCAGCAGTGTAAGCGCGTCATTCATCATTCGCCATGGGACAATACAGAAGTCGTAGTCATCATACGGGCACTTTACACATCTTGAGCTGTCAGGGGCCAGCCCGTCATGGCCGTCGTGCTCTACGCAGCATTCCAGGCCGAGGATTACGTCATCAAGCTCAGGCATCACGTTCCCTCCTTCGGCGGTTCGGGAAGCGGCATCCAATGGGTCACGCCAACAATTCGACTTCCAACTTCACTACCCGACCATTCTTCTCTTGTTTCGCTCCATCTATGCACGTCAATTCTTAATCCTGGTACAAATGCAGACTCTTTGAAGCAAAGATACCAACCGCCTACCTCTGGCAACCTGTCCTTGACGCTGATCCAGCCCGATTCCTGCGCTTTCAGCAGGGCGAGTGCATCTTCCATCACTTCACCCCTGCAACTTATAGGCCATTCTCCATACGAGCATCCAGCACAATGCTCTATTCCATCTTTCCTGCGATCAGAACAATGTTCCAACCCCCGGATCACTTTCTCCCTGTCAGGCATCATTCCACCCCCAGCAACTCATTCGTCAGGTCATCGTCGTACTGATGGTATCCACTATCACCGATGAACCTTACATACGTGCAACGATGAAAGCCGTCGTAGTAAAACTCAACCACTTTCTCTGCATCGATATATGCCCTTTCGTCCGCCTTGATGAATCGTGCCATTACTCTCCCTCCCCGTCCGCGCACCCCTTGGCCGGCACATAGTCGTCGCAATACATCTGATCCCACACCAGCTCACCGTAACTATCGCAATCAGGATTCTGGCAGCGCCCACGCTTGCAGAATTTACAGTCCATGCACTGGCCGTCCATCAGGGCACCTCCTTTGTGATCACGAGCACCTTGTCATAGCCGTTCGCCTTGTCCGTCTTCCTCCGCCTGCTCTGCCGGACCGTATACCCGTTCTTGACCAGGATCGCGGCCACGGCCAGCAGGTCGGCAGTCTCATTGATTATCAGTTCCATCCTCGGTCGCCTCCTCCATATCGTCGTACACTCTCGTCAGCTCCTTGATCAGCTCACCCAGCGTGGACCTGTTAAAGCCCATCGCCTTGATTACCAGGATGCGGGCATGGCGTCCGTCTGTCAGGCTGACGCGCACCATCTCGCCGTTGTAGATCCTGGTTTCGGAGACCTCGATGTCCATGGTTGTTCCCGCCTTTCCCCGGGGATGTCCCCGGTCTTGATGTGCCTGAAACCCTTGATTTTCCTTGGTTGTACCCGATGTACCCGGTTTACCCGGTCATTTTTTATCTCTACGCGCGAGGCGTGTATCATCCCTGCCTGTCAAGGTGTGTGTGCCATTGCGTATATAATCATATGTTTTTGCGGGTACACCGGGTACGCGGGTACGCTTTTCGATAATCTGTCCATATTTCATACCATATCGAACATGTTTTCCTGTTCGTCCACCACGACGTACCCGGTCTCGGGATCTGTCAGCGGCTTTTCCGCCGGGTCCATGCTGATGCAGACGCACCGTGGCGGGACAGCGCTGCCGCCGCAGCGCTTCTTAACGGTCGTGCGGCCATCCTCGGTCCTGAGCAGCTTCTTTCCCTTGGCCCAGCTCAGGAAGCCGGTGGAGTTGTAGCCCTCTTCCTGCATGATCCGGTCGAACACGCTTTTGATGATGTACACCCGCTTTTCGGCCTCTTCCACCACGCCCCAGACTTCCCCGTTGTTGTCGGACGTGCTGAACCTGGCAGAATTGATGCTCACCATATCCATCAGCCACTCGTATGCCCGTTGATTGACGTCGGTCGTGGCTTCTGATTGCAGGTAGGGCACCAGATCGTCCACCGTCAGGGCCCTGTCGTCCCGGAAGATCACCTTGGTTGCCCATGCGTCCGCTGCCAGGATGATGCTGGCGCTCAGGCGCTGTTTGTCGGTGGCCTTGCCTTCGAGCTGGGCGTATACGCGGTCCTGTTCCTGCCTGATTTCGTCCATCACCCCGGGCTTCTTCAACGATTCCACGAACAGCCTTCCAGCGTGCCCGTAATTGACAGACAGAACCGCAAGAGCTTCCCTGGGGCTGGCCATCATGTCCGCGTCCCCGTTGTTGATGTCCAGCACGCGGTTCACGGCGCCCGCCTTGCTGTTGCCGCTGGTCAGCGGTTCCTCTCCGGTTGTGATCATGCAGTTGTTCCAGGTCAGCGTTTTTTGCAGTCCGCCGTTTTTCGCCCCGCGCATCCGGCCCACGCCCTCGCAGAAGCTGTAGATCATGGTGTCGAATGTGTCCCGCTTACTGCCCTTCAATTCCAGCTCGTCGATGCACAGCGGCATATCCCGATAGAAGCCCGCCAGCATTTCGATGCCTACGTTGGTCGTGTTGAACGATTTCATGTACTCGCCCTGGCTCGGGTTTGCCCACACGCTGCTGACGGCCATCATGGTCGCTGTTTTGCCGCTGCCGGATTTGTTGGCCCAGCAGTGGACAATGAAGGGCAGCGCGTTCAGCGGCTTGATCAGCACGCTTGCAAAGGCACTGGCCAGCATCACCCTGGCCGGGATGCTGCCGCCGGCCCGCAGGCTTTTGACGATGCAGTCCCGCCACGCTTCAAAGGTGCCCACCTGTTTGACCGCTTCAAAAGCATGCCGGTACTGTTCGTTCCCGTCAAACAGCACGTCCTTGACGTATGGGGAGAATCCATGCTCCATCCAGCCCAACCTTCCTATAGACTTCACCTGTCGGAGCTTATCCCTGTTTGTGTCGCGGACGAAGGCCAGGTAATTGACCATCAGCCGGGCGTTTTCGCTGCTGACGGAGATGTCCAGCGAACTCAGCTCAATGATCTTCTGGGCGTTGAACAGAACCTTATTGTCCACGATTGTCCGGCGCCACCAGCCCAGGAAATAGGCAATCTCCGTCTTGCATTCGTTGGTGTCCAGGTTCACGATCTTTTTGACTGGCATGATGGGATGGGAGCAAACGGAGATTTGCCCGAGCCGCTGATCGAATATGCTCACGCCGCTGTCGTCGCAAGTGTATGCGCCGCAATCCAGCCGCGGCATCTTTGTGTCGTCCTCCAGTGTCAGCTCTGGAAATTCCATCACATGATCCTGGGCGGCTTTGTTTGGGTTCATCGTATCCTTGTACGCTTTCCACATTCTGCGGAACGTGTTGTACAGGCCCTTCTTGTTGGCGTCTTCTTCCAACCGCGTCACTTCCTTGGCCTGTAGGAAGGGATTTCCGCCCAGACCATCCAGGTATTCGTATGGCGTTGATGTGCTGGCATATTCGTCTGCTGTGAACACTCGCTGTACTTCACTCATCCATCATCACCGCCAGCCATTCGTACAGATCCTCCGCATCCATCAGGTTGCGCAGCCCGTCCCTGTACGCCTCATTCCAGCCCGTATAAGGCCCCGTAGGCGCGTTTTCCCTGCATTGCTGGGCAAACTGCCATGCAAGGTCAGAAACGCACCGTAGGAGCTCTAACGCGCTCCTGTGCCATTGTTCTTCCGTCTGCCTGTTCAGCTCGGCCCGCCAGCGCTCGCGCTCCATGTTCTTCTGCTGCCGTGGAGAGACGGGGCGGCCCGTCAGGTCCAGCCCCAACCCCCATTCCGTGTCCAGCCGCAGCAGCGCCTGCCGGAAATTGATCCGGTAGAACCGCATGACCAGATTGATCACGTCTCCCCCGGCTCCGCATCCGAAGCAGTGCCATCCGCGCTGGCCGCTGTACAGCTTCATGCTCCCGGTCTTTTCCTGATGGAAGGGGCACCGGCAGAAGCCAGCCCTGTCAGGGTCCAGCCCCATGCGCTTCCCTTCCTCCAGACAGCTTATCCTGGCTTTGACAATATCTGCAATGTCCTGCATATCACTTCTCCTGTCTCCGCTGGCGAGCAGAACCGCCATTCAATGCCGTATTTCTCCGCCATGGTCGTCATGATCTGATGGAGCTGGGCGCCCGTGATGGGCGGGCGGCTGGCGATCTGCCTGTCCAGCATTTTGCCCTGGCTGTGGGCCCGGTCGATCTGCTGCCAGCGCCGCCGCCTGGGGTTCACCCATTCCTTCACGTCCTCAAGCTCCCGGCACCAGGGCTCCTCCACCAGGATGATCAGGCGGATTCCATGGTCCTGGGCGAGCTGGCATTCCCGGCGGAACCGCTCGTGCTGATGGGTCAGGTTGGACTCCACTTCATTGAGGTTCTGCTTCCTGTCAATTATGGTTGCCAGATTATCCATTCTCCCATAGTCACCGACAGGGAGCTTGCTCCGCAGCCATAGCACGCCCATCCTGTCCAGGGATTCCCGGACGTGGTCCCACTTCTGCTCGCGTGAATCAATCAAGCATGTCGGCATGCTCGGGTTACTCTCCCTTCTTGGAAAGTTTCTCGATGGCTTTAAAAACGGCTTCTCTGCGTTCCTCGCTGAGTTCATGACGCAGCCAGCGGACAAAAGTCCATTCCGAAACACCGCACGCTTCCGCCACTTGCCATTGGTATAACCACGCTGCTTTGATTGCATCGCGTATATCTTTATTCATATCTTTATTCATTCTCATTCCCTCCATTTCAAAATGGCAAATCTTCCTTAGGGTCCACCACGCTATACCCCGCAGGCGCAGCCGGTTTCTCCGGCGCAGCCCCGTACTGCCCCGCCTTGGTGGCCGCCGTCCAGGCGATGCTGTCCCGCTCTTCGCCGCCGTCCTTGGGCTTGTAGGGCCGCATGTGCAGGATCAGGCAGCGCCCCTGGAGATCGCGCAGCTCAAAGTCCATGCCCTTGGGGATGCCCATGGCGTTGGCATACTTGCCGATCTTTTCCACCGGCCATTCGCCGGTGTCGTCGTCCTGGTAAAAGGACTTAAAGATGTGCTTCCTCTGGTACTTTTGCTCCACGTCGGACCGGACCTGAAATTCCATCTTGATCACGGGCGTGCCGCCCTTGGTCTTGGTCTCCTCTGCCTTCAGGCAGATCACCTCATAATCGCCCTCGGCCATCACGCCGCCGTTATTTTCAACACTCTTGAATGCCATGTTATTCTTTCTCCTTCCATTTGCTCTGATAGATGTCCATCAGCTCCGCCTGCTCCAGATACCGGAGGAACCGGCTGCCGATGTCCAGGATGCTTTCGCAATCGTTCCGTCTGTACTGCTCCATGTAGGAATAGCTGCCGTCCCAGATCAGGTAATCGAACCGCAGCGCCTCGGGCCACAGCTCCAGGTACATGGGATGCTGGGCGCTGAATTGGTACTTGCCGTACTCGTACCGCTGCACTCTTTTGATGTCCGTGATGATCCCGGCCTTGATGAAATCCGCAATACCCACCAGATTGATGGGTAAACCGTTGATTTCAACCGGCTTCATGGCCTTCACCTGGTAAGCCGCCCCCAGCAGGCGCTGCCCGAAGCTCATGGCCGCCGCTTCCTCCGGAGACGGCTCCTTGCACGTCGCCAGCCTGCTGAACCGGCACACCATGTTTTCAAATGCAATGCCCGCTTCCGCAGCCGGGCTGGTGGGGCGTTTCTCACGCCCCAGGTCAGCCAGAAAATCTTCATACTCACTTCCCACGCTTTCCGGATCCATTGCCCGTTGCCAACTGTTCAGCAGGGTGGCTGTCAACCGGTACATACGCTTCCGCCTCCTTGTTCCAGATTAAGCCCAGTTCCTTGGCCCGCTCGCCAGCCAGCTTGCCCAGCTCCACCCGGCTGGTCAGTGCGTGGGGCATTTCCCTGATGGCCAGCACAGCGGCCCGCAGCGTTTCCGCGTCAGTTGCGTCGCTGATCAGCACCTTGCCGCCCGCCATGGTCTTCTCGTATTCCTGCTTCTGCGGGCTGAAGTTCTTTAAGTCCTCCAGCAGGTTCGCCTTGGCTTCCTCGAACAGCCTGGTCAGGAAATCATTCTTAATGCCGGTCTGCAATTCGGGCACCACCCGCACGCCGCTGATCCCGTAGCAGGATTTAGCGAAGTATTCCTCAGTCGGCGTGAACCCCAGATACCGTTTCCCGCCCATGATGTGCATGTAGCAGCCCAGGTCCGCAGGCGTCCACACGATGTCTTTGGCGCTGCCCTCGCAGCTCAGGCGGGTTGTAATGATGTCCCCTTTCTGCACCTCGGTTGTGTGAAAGATGATTACCAGGTGTTTCCGGTCGATCACGCGGATCTGATGGGTCATGCGGTCAAATTCCCGCTTCACAATGCCAAACATCTTCCTGCCGTCCTTGGCCGCTTTGGGCTCCTGCTTCATCGCCCATGGCTGCATGAGCTGCACCAGGCTTCCGCCGGTGTCGATGATCACGGTCTCGGCCTGCTTGTATTCCTCGGTCTGCATGTCAGCGAGCAGGCCCTCGTAGGTGTCGTTGGAGCTGGTCAGGCAGCGGTGCTCTGCTTTCACGCGGCTGACGCCGTTGTCCAGGTCAAACAGAATCGGGTTCGGTGCGCTCAGCGCGATGGTCGTTTTGCCCACGCCGGGCGGGCCCGCCAGCACCAGGCAGAATTTCTTGTCAGCGAATGTCAGTTCTTCCGGTTTCTTGATAGCCATTGTTATTCTTCCTCCTTCAATCTCTCGCTGAGAATTGTCGCAAGCTCATACAGATCTTGGTAAATTTCCAGGGCCTTTGCTGCTGCTTCCGCCGGATCGTCACAGCGGATGATGGTCTTCCACATCTGCTTTCCTTCGTTTGCGTCTGATTTGATGCTGATGCTGTGAGCCGGGGCGTCGATCGGACCATAGAGATTGCCGCCATACTTAGCACGGCCTACAATGATTGCGCCCTCTTCCAGTATCTTGATTTGTTCGCGCAGTCTTTTGATTTCTTCCTGGAGCTTTTCAACCTTGCCCATTGACTTTCTCTCCTTTTCCCCTTATACTTGCTATGGTGATTTCTCCTTGTTCCCTTTCTTTTGCCTCACAGACGCTGCAACGTCTGTGGGGCTTTTACTTTGCGCTCCAGCTTGTTAATCAGCCTGCGCTGCCAGCGCAGCACCTGCAAATACTGGCTCCGCATGAACATCATCCCGCCAAGCCAGCCAATGATGGCAAACGGCAAGCTGATCAGCAGCAGCATGACTGCCTCATGTCCGCTCATTCCTCTGCACCTCCTTCCGGATAAAATTCGTCGCAGTCTTCCACTCGCGCCCGGCGGATGCACTGATCGCAGCCGATCAGATCGCCGCTGGGGTCATAGTAGGCGAAGTCCTCGGGGACCTTGCCGCAGATGGGGCACACAGGCTCCTGCGCGTACGGCATGCCGTTCAGCTCCGCGTCCCTGATCCAGGGCGCGTCCGGAATGTCCAAATAGCTGTTCATCCGCCAATCCCCCTTCCGAAATACCAGGTGATGAACCTCTGCTTGGGAAACTTCACCCGGTTCCCCAGCCGCACCGGCCCCAGCGGGGCCAGCGCTTCCGCGTCCTGCTGCACCATCAGGCGGATCGTGGCCGGGTCGCTGCCCAGGATGTCGCTGATGTCTTCCGGGGTCAGCATGGTCTTGGGCGAGTCTACGATGTCAAGGATGGTCATTCTTTGTCCTCCTCCTCTCCGATCTCTTTCACTTGCAGGTACTGCGCCGCGAACAGGATCGCCTTGCTGGCTACCTGGCTCATGGGGATGGCGGTCTTGGCGCACATCTGGCTCAGCACCGCATAGGCTTCCTGGCTGACTCGCACCTTGGGCTGCGCGTCCGCCTGCTTGTACCGGGGAACCTCCAGAATGAATTGTGCCATGGTGTTTTCCTCCTTTTTGTGGTAGAATGGGGTTGAGGTGATTTGAATGTACGATTTCGGGTATATGCAGGCGGATATGGACGAGCAGAAACTTTCCGCTCAGAACGTCACCGCCAAGGCATCGGTTGATATTGAGTGCCAGCTCCATCGGACAGAGGACGAATTGTCCCGCTGTCGGGAAGAGCTTGCCATGGTGAGCAATGAGCTGGCCGCTGTCAGAAAAGAATCCTCGGAAAGCGCATCATCTGCCAGGCGGATTTCCCTATGGGCGCTGGGCGTCGCTGTCGCTTCCTGTATTGCGGCCTTTGTCGTGCCATTCATCGTGATAGCAGTAAAATAATCGTCAGGATATTCATGGCCAGCGTGATCACGCCCAGCGCGGTCACGATGATTAGCGTGTCTTTCATGCTGTTGTCTTTATTGCGCGCCTTTTCCCCGACCCCCAGCAGCTCTTTTACTCTTTCCGCTCGCTGGATGTTTTTTTCTCCCTGCGTCATTATCGTGCACTCCTTTCGCTTTGATTATTGAGCATGCCGTGGTGGCATGGGCTGACA